AGTTCTTCGCCTGCAATCAGAGCATTGATGTCTTCTTCGACATCATACTCAATTACTTCTTCGGTTTCAGTTTCGACTTCTTCTTCTTCTGCTACAACTTCCGTGGTAGTTTCTTCTTCACTAACTGCATCCTCTTCTGCCACGACTTCACCTTCTACCTCTTCCTCTTCCTTCATACCCTTAGGCATAGGATCAGCAGGTTTTGCCTTAGCATTAACAACGTCTCTTACTTGAGACAATGTTGAACCTGGGGTCTTAAGTGTTGCGGACTCGTCGTCTGGACGATAATTTTCAGGAGTAGGACCGCCGAGATCTTCCCAGTTACCGGTTTGACCAGGAGCCATGACTCCAGATGCATTAGAACCAGAACTTGGCATTGGATCGGCAGCAGCTGCCCCTTTGGTTACTACGTTTTCCATTTCTTGTAAATTGCTACCAACGGACATTGTTTTTAGATTTTTTTAAGTATAATCTATATTTATTTATAATTTAGAGATTTGAGAGGAAATCTTGGAATAGATTTAGCTTATGCTCTTCAAGTGCTCTCTGTGCAACAAGAGTATTAATTCTTCTTTCTGTACGCTCAGCGAGTTGTTCACGAAGGATTCCTCCATCCCAAATCCACTCTTTTCCTTCCATAATTCCCTGAACAAACGCATCAGGTGCAGAAGGATCGGCAACGATATCAGCAGCAGTTGCTAGCATGAAATCTTCGCCAACGATTTTGTGTCCTTCGCTAGTGGTCTTAAGTGAACCAACACCACGGGAAGAAACACCAAGCATAACTCCCTCACCAATAAGTGATGAAGCAATTTTGCCCATCGGTGTATTTAGAAGTTGTGCTTTACCTTTAAAATTAGAACCTTCTCTAACCAAAGAAGTAATCTTGTGGGACACACGGTCAAGATTTACAGTTGGTCCATCAGGATGTCCCAACTCACCAAGAGCACGACCCTTATTAACGAAAGTTTCGCAATAGCGATTTACTTCTTTCGAAAGAGTATCCATTGGATACATTCTTCCGTTACGGTTTTTGATGTCGCCTTGAAGGAATACACCTTCAATGTACATCTTTTTACCGCTACCTTTACCTTCGGTAATAATTTTTACGTTAGATACTTCTTCTGTTATGAGTTTCATTTGATTAATTTGTGTATGCTACTTTATTTGCGTAAACAGTTCCTGCAGATTGAGCTGGGTCACATACAACAGTCGCTGCGTATTCTTTCTCAATACTAATTCTTTCCCCTGCACCAATCCAAAATGGGATTGATACAGATCCTGCTAAAGTAATAGATACCGCAGCATTGCTTGTATTAACTACAGAGATAACACTTGCCGAATCCAAATTACTTGGAGCCGTACTAACGTCAACAGCAGCTGTTAATGGTTTTACGATCATTCTTCTGTTCCTGTTTCGCTATCTTCGTCACTAAACATATTGCTAGCAACTTCAGGTCTCATTGTATTAATTCTTTCTACAGATTTTGCAAAAAGTTGTTGTTTAATACTGTCAGAAACTTGAGAAGGTGAAGCATCAGTTGCAATCAAGTCGATAATATCTTCCATGAAAAAAATTGGTATTATGTTGATATAATGTTATTTATATTTTACCGCCCTTTGGTTCAGGTATTTCGACTGTTTTTTCGTCTGCAACAGGTTCCATAGGAACTTCTCCGTTCTGTCCAACTTGTACTGATCCGTCAGTTGGTAAAGGATTTCCATTCTCATCTACCGGAGCATTAGGATCAGGAAGAATTCCTTTTTCAATTTCATCTTCAATCTGAGCATCAATGTCAATGATTTCGCTATCAGTTTGTCTAAGAACTTTCTTACGGATATATTCTGTAGAGTAATACTTTCCAATATATGGTTCCATAGTTGTAGCAAGCGTCATTCTATTTGTTAATAGTTCTGCTTCCTTCAACTCTGCAAAGTGATTATCATACAAGAAGTCATATTGAATATGATCACTCATAACCTCCCAATCTTCAGGAGATACAATATTCTTGAGGATTAATTGAGTTTTGAGTAGGTCATTGAAAAGATTACCAAATCTTTTTCTCAGACGACCAACAAATTTAGAGAACATCAACTCATCACGAAGAATTTCTGATGATCTTCCTAGGTTAAATCCATCTCCACCACCAGCGACTCTTGTTTCTGGAACTCCAAGAGATCTGTATAGTTTCTTTTGGAAATATTCAACGTCAGAAAGTTCACCAAGGTTTCCTCCACCAGGTAGAGTTGAAATCTCAGTTCCTCTTCCACCTTCCCTTCTAGGAAGCCAGAAATCTTCCAACATACTCATATACTTACGATCATCACGGATTTCTCCAGTGTTAGCATCGTAAACAAGTTTATTCCTATAGCGAGACATGACCTCTTTGAGGTATTGCTCTGCTTTTACTTTAGGTAAGTTACCGACATCAATGTAGAAGATTCTACGTTCTGGTGCTCTTGATAATCTGTAAATTACCAAAGAGTCCTCAATCATACGAAGTTGATTAAGTGACTTAATTGCTTTGTGAAGATATGAAAGAATCGTTCCTTTATTTCTATCTACTAAACCAGAGGTGCAGTATGCAATTGAATCTTTTGCAATTTTAAGTGTCTTCTTTTGAGCACCATATGCACTGTTATGATGAGAAGATGCCTGAGTATATACGAAATACTCTTCAATCTCTGGGAAGTCGAATGACTCGCCAGTGTTTTTAAAATTTGGTTGAAGTTGATTTGCGTCTCTCTTCTTCTCTTGTCTGATATGTTTGATCTTCAGTGGATCAATATATCTAATATCTTGAATACCTGCAGCAGGATTTTTCTGGTCAATTACCTTAAAGTAGAATAATCTACCATCAACATACCAGTTCCTAAAAATTTCATGAGATTTCCTGTCGAAGTCGAGCATCTCTTTGATCGACTTAAACTCTTCTCTAATAATCTGTTTTAATCTATCGCTAGCATTTAAATTGGATAATTCAATTTCAACTGGCGAATCGTATAGGTCACTTACAATTGCTTCATTTACAATGCTTTCGATGACGTTATCACATTCTGGATGCAGAGCCATTTCTCTGTATCTCTTGATGAGGTCAAACTCTGTTCTATATACACCTTCAATATCTACGTATTGACCGTAAAATCCTGACTGTACATAGTGATCAACCCCGTCCTCATTTGACTGAGGAACGGGGGAAGCGATAGAGTCCTTCTTCTTATTTTGACCATCATCAATCGAAAAACCAAAAAGTTTCGCCATTTTATAAAGTAAACTATCTTATCTTATCTATTTAGTCGATATTTTCGCCGCCTGCTTCAGGAGCGTTACCAACGATTGCTTCCCACCAGAGGATTTGGAACTCAACTGGGAATTCTTGGATGTTGCTGTTACCTGAATCAAGTGCGATAGCACCAACAGATGATGGGAAGATATCATAGAAATGATATGCTCTCAGTGTTCCGCCGTTACGATCAAGTTGATAGACGAAAGCATCTGCTGTATAAGTTGTTGGATCAGTAGCACCAGTAGAATTTGATACTCTGTTGATAGCATTCATCCAGTTTTCGAATGCAGATCTGATTGTAAAATCAGTATCGTTGATGACGGTAATAGTCCAGCTTTCGAATGATCTATCTCCAGCAACCTTTAGGGTTCTTCCTCTAAAAGGAACATCCAGAGGAGCAATGTTAGATGCAGGGAGGTTTGCTCCCTTCACCATAAATCTTGCTTTGTCCAGAGTTGTGGTGTCAGCAGGAGCAATTCCTGGGAAAGAAAGAACAACTTCAAAAAGGTTTGATCTTGCACCGCCACCCGTCAACTTGGACTTAAAGTCCGTAATTTTTCTCAGTGGGGGTGGATTAAATTGATTTCTAGTTGCCATTGTTGTTAAACCTATTAATTAAAGTTACCGATGATCTCTTCAAAATCAACGCCGGTCTTAGTGGCGATGAAGTTCAGACCAATAAAGTTGATAGACCTTGCTGGTTTAATGTAAATGTCAGCAACAAACTCATTATTATCAATGATTGCTGCAGTGTTGTTTGTCTCGTCGCAAACGACGACATAATCTTGAATACCTCTCTTCGCCTGAACATCACGAAGGAAAGGTTCAACGGTATTTACGAAGTTTGTTCTTGTAAGTTCGTCATTGAACTCAAACAGAGAATCTTTTGCTGCTCTTGAAATTGCCTCTTCGAGGTAGATAAACAGACGACGTACATTGATGCGATCAAACGCAGATGCCTTCGCCATTCCAGTTCTGTCACCGAATAGAATCATTCCAGAACCTGGTGAGAAGATTACTGGGTTAATTCTGTTGGTATACAGTTGATCTCTTTGAGATTTAGATGGGTTGTATGCAAGTTTGATTGCATTCAGGATTGTACCTCTAAGATTTCCTGCTGGTGAGAACCATGGGAAATTATTGATGTCATTTCTTGCACAGATTCCAGCGATGTCTCCATTCAGAGGGACATATCTGAACTGATTCGAGAAACGATCATACATGTACTTATGACCGGTATCAAATACCGCATAAGAAGATGATGTAATTGCTGAATAGAATTCTAGAATATTATCTGTGATCTTGTCTGCGGATTTTTTAACCGAAGCAGAACCAGAATCACCATCAGTGATTGCTGCTCCTCTATGTGGTGAGATGAAAGCAACTGCATCCTTTCTGATTCCGGCAACTGCAATGAGTTTATTTGCAAGTGCCTGTGCTTCTTCTTTTGCATATGCAGAAGATCCCATGATCAGGAAATCTACATTAATGTCTTCTGTATTCTGGAATAGGTCGTAACCAGCACTAAGTGATTGTAGTGATCCACCTAAAGAACCGGTAGTTGAAAAACCAGTTTTTCCATTGTAGTTCTTACCATTCTCAAGAGTTCCCGTTTCAGAACCCTTACCGTCAAAAATAACTCCTTCTGCTGGTTGATCCCAGTCACCATCTGCTTCTTGGATGTAACTGGTTAGACCCACACCTGCATCTGCACCTGTTACTACGGTTCCGGTTGGACCATCAAGACCAAAGATATATTCGGAGTTATCTTCTAAGTGCTTTCTCCAATACTGAGAACTTCCTGCAGAGAACTTAGCATCAGTTGCCTTGGAAAGTGCCTCATGCTTCTCAAGAATTGTTCCAGCATTTCCGGTGATATCTCCATTCGAGTCAATGACTACGATGTGAAGTTCATCGAATCTAGAGCTTCTTGATGCTGCATGAGTGGATGTTCCTGGTCTTCTTACAATGCTATTCCACTTAATTTGAGTTGTTGCATTGATGTCTAAGGTTTGCTCATCAAACCAATCTTTCTGGGAAGTAACTGCAGTAGTAAATCCGAGTTGATCCTTGTTAGTTCCAAAACCAACTAAAGAACCAGATCTAAATTTATAAGTTCCGTATGGAGTGTAGTCAATGAGAGTTTCTTCGCTGCCTTTGATAATTGCTTGAACTTTAACTTCAATTCCAGAATTATCAGATTTAGTAACAATACCTCTTAATGTTCCTGTTAGAGAAGTTGTTGTGCCAATACCAGCGATTGCTTCATCGGTAATAGTTTGGAATACGTTAGCGCCGAGACCAACAAACTGATCGCTGTCTTTTGGTCCGGAAAGAATCTGGTCTGATCTAGAGTCGATATATGCTACGTTGATGCCATTTGCCCAAGAACCTGGATTCTTAGCAACAAAAGTTTTACCAGCAAGGGTATTCTCAGAATATCCTTTGTTGCTGTAATCTTCAGCACTCTCAATATATACCGAAGCACCTGTGCCGATATAAGCATTCTTGAGACCATCGTCTCCTGCTCTTACGACTCTAAGTGATCCGCCATATGCTAGATAAGAGGAAGCAACGAGCCAATGCTCAAAGTGCTTATCCGTGGAATATGGTTCTCCGAAAGTGTTTAGTAAATCGTTCTCAGACTCTATTAGAGTTGGGTAATTTACAGGACCTTTGGCAAAAGGTGCTACAATTGCGCCAACTTTGTCAGAGGAAGGAGTTACTCTTCCTGTGGTTAAATCAATTTCTTTTACTACAATTCCAGGAGATGCTAAATTAAGTGGCATCTTTTACTCTCCTACAAAACCAGAATTAATCTAGAAATATTTATAATTTAGACCTTTTTAGTCACCTATAGTCCCACATGTATGATCTATCACCATATTCATCTACATTCCAGGTGTCTAAAGGGTTCTCTTTTCCTGACGAAACCCATACATCACCAGTTTCTTTCTCTACAAATGTTCCTTCGTCATCTATTCCATCAAGAACAAAACCAAAAGGTGCCATGTCTTGTTCTATCTGATTTTTCTGCTCTTCGTAAATTCTCTTTCGGACATCATTGTCCGTCATTTCTCTGAAGTAATCCTGAGCAACTAACCAAGAAAAGATGACAAGACACATTGCAAGGTCATCATTACAACCGTCTTCTGCTTCGAAAGAATTGTGTTTTTGTGAGAATGTTGTAAGTTCTGCAATAATATCGTAGTCAACTGTAAGAAGCTTATCGTCTTCCAGCAAAGTTTTCAGGTTTGAACATCCCAACTTCTTAACTGCAGATGTCATTCTGACACCAAGTTGGGACTTCTTACCACTAAATCCTGTACCTACAACTTGACCTGCACGACCTCTCATTGCACACATCAATACATTGTCGTATTCAAGATCAAAGTGCATAATACTGGCAACTTGATCACCAATATCATTGACTTCAATCAATAACCATGCCTGATTATATCCCTTTGCAACATCCTCAATGATGCTTGGAAACAGCATCGGTTTGATTTCATTATTCCTATATTTACCTACAACTCTATACGGGAACTGCGTTATATCAAATATAATGAATGCTGAATAGTCATTGCCCATACCCCGAGCAACGTCAACTGTAATTAGATATTCGTGATCTTCTTTTGGACCTTCATATATGTCTAGACCTTTGTTTCTCTTTATAGGGTCTTCGTATACAAGGTTTTTTAATTTTGCTGGATTGATCAGAGTATTGATCGATCCTAAGAATTCGCATTCAAACTCAACTTTGAACTGCTGTTCAGAAGTGTTTGCAATCGTTTGTTCCTTCCATTCAAGGTCTCTTCCAGGAACTTCTGACCAATGAACTTCTGTTGGTACGTATTCGTTCTTCTCTCTTTCCGCATCGTGCCACATACGGTAGAAATGATTCATACCGTGTGGCGTTGAGACAATAATTACTTTGGTTGATTTACCAGACGTAATAGTAGGATAAACAGATGCAAAGAACGAGTCAGCAATGTGATTTGGGACGAACGCGAACTCGTCGAGAAAGAGGATGTTAAACGACATACCTCTGACAGCACTTGCAGACGTAGAAGATGCCAATATTTTACTGCCATTTTCTAATTCAACCGATCCTTTATTCCATGATATGATACCCTGCTGCATCCATCTTGGCAAGTTTTCGTAAGCAAGTTGTAACCTACCAAGAATCTCTCTCGCAGTTGGTGCTTTGTTTGCTAGAATCCCGATGTTAACATTGTCGTTAAAAATAAGGTAATGCAGCAGATATGAAACACAAGTTGTAGATTTACCAGTTTGACGTGGCATCTTACAGATATTAAACCTATTATCATGGAAATTTTGAATTAATTTTTCCTGAAAAGGGTACATCTCAAAAGGGACTAGACCCTTATCGAGAGATACAATCTGAACATAGTTTTTTGCAAAATAAATTGGATTATCTCTACACTTAAGATATTCAATTACATTTTCTTCTGTAAATTGAATAGGGGTATTAGCTTTCTTAAGATTGGGATTACCAAGATAAACGTTGTCACTCATAAAAAATTACCTATCTGGTTTCTCGCCACTGAATAGTATTAAAGACATCGGTTGTCGTATTAGTATCTAGATTATTCACAATAACAGCAAAAATATTACTATCATTAGAGTCAATATTTTGTGCTATGTAAGATCTTCTAGCAGTCGTTGGATTAAATGCAACACTAGCAGATGCTTGTTTACCTGATGGATTATTAGCAGCAATCAAAGTTGCCTGTCTCAAATCTCCACCAGTTGTTGTGAAGTTAGTCCCTACCGTGACATTATATTCAACTGCTGAATCATTATCAGCATCCACCCAAGTTCCACCAGTAAT